AACCTACCACTGGCACTTCCTTCGTGAAGGCCGATATGATCCCTACCTCTCGTAGACCTGCTGTCAGGGGCCTTAACCCACAGAAGCGATATGATGGCCTCTACAGTCTCTTGATCTGTACACCAGAAGGATTGGGGCCGGGTGCAGGGTATGACATTGCTGACTTGTTGTTAGCTAGATTTGATGCAGCTACAGATATTACCTACAACGGTTTCATCGTAAGCATCGACTATTCTGAGGTAAGAACAAGTTTCCTTGATTCACCTTTCTATTGCACACCAATCACCGTAGGGTGGTACATATATGGACAGTGATAATGTATAAAGCTATCTCTAATTTTGCGTTTGTAGGTAATACCTACTTCATTGGAGATGAGGTTCCAGAATCTGTAGCCTCTCTTCTGGCTGATCGGGCCGATTTGATTGAAGCCGTCAAAGCCAAGACCACTAAACCAAACCAATCTAATCTTCCCGAAGGAGAATAAACTATGGCCTTTGCACAGGGTTCGCGTTCCAGCCTCGCCTATATTGCTGAATCGACATTCGGCACCACCCCATCCACCCCCACGCTTGCTAACCTTCCGATTAACAGCCACTCGCTTGATCTGACGAAGGATCGTGTGGAAGGTAATGAAATCCAAGCCGACCGTATGCCTCGTGTTGACCGTCACGGCAACCGTCAAGCTGGTGGTTCGATTGAAGTTGACCTTCGTAAAGGTGACTTTGACGCACTGATCGAATCGGCTTTCCTGTCGTCTTTCTCGACTAACGTCATTAAGATTGGCACGACCCCGAAGTTCTTCTCTATGGAAGACCGCGCTGTTGATATTTCTCAGTACCGTCTGTTCAAGGGCATGTCGGTCTCGACCATGAGTGTCTCGATTGCTCCGAACCAGATGGTCACTGGCACCTTCGAGATGGTTGGTCAGAACATGGTCCAATCGTCCACCTCGGCTACTGCTTCGCCCATCACTGCTGCTTCTGCTAATGCTCCCTTCGATAGCTACAGCGGTGTTATCTCGGATGGTGGCTCGGGCATTGCTATCGTGACTTCGCTTGAGTTCTCGCTGTCCAACTCGTTTGCTCCGACCTTTGTTGTAGGTTCTTCGACCACCCCGCAGCTTGAGTTTGGCCGCGCTGTCGTTGAAGGCACCATGACTGTCTACTACGAGAATGCCACCCTGATTAACAAATTCCTGAACGAGACTGAATCTTCCATCCAAGTGACTGTGGACGATCCGACTGGTTCCTCGGACTACACTTTCTTGTTCCCTCGTGTCAAGTACAATGGCGCTTCTGTCCCGCTGGCTAACCCCCAGAGCCGACTGATTACCCTGCCGTTTGTTGCTCTGTACGATAGCACCGAAGGCACCAACCTGAAACTTACGCGCTCCGCATAAGAATCCCCTCTGGGGTAGGGGCGAGAACAACTGTGTCGGGCGGAAGTCTCGCCCCGTTTGTATAAAACCCGACACATACTACACCTATCAACCCGACTGATAAAGGAATACCCGACATGGATTTGCTCGACATTGGTAAAACCAAAGACACCACCGAAGTTACTTTGTATCATCCCGTCACCTCTGAGGTGCTTACGAACAAAGATAGCTCACCTATGACTATTACTGTGCATGGCCCTTATAGCAAGAAGTATAAGTCGATTGCTCATGCACAACAGAATCGTCGTCTCGCTAAAGCCCAACGTGGTGGTAAGATGACGCTCTCTGCCGAAGAAATTGAATCGTCTGCAATGGAACTTCTCGTCCAGTGTGTAGCTGATTGGAGCATTACCCTTGGTGGTGAGAAGCCCAAATGCACAGAGGCAAAAGTCCGTGAAGTGTTCACCAACATGCCTTGGGTTAAAGACCAAGTTGATGCTGCATTGGGTGATGCTCAGGCTTTTTTGGAGAAGTAAAGGCGTCTCTCCTTGAGTATGCTGAAAAGAGTTTTAGGCTTGATCGTAAGGCCAAAGGCACTAAAGGCACCGAAAGAGATCACCTAGAGCAAGTCGCAAAACAGTTGGGAAGGGACGTAAGTTCCAACAATTTGGTTGATCTACCTCCCTTCCCTGATCTTGTGACACACATTTGGGCCGCTTTCATAGAACTACACAATGGTAGAACCTATGGTATGAGCGGCCCAAATCCTATTTCGTATGATACCATTTATTTCTGGTGTTGTATGACTGGTATAGAACTCACACCTTGGGAAATCAGTGTGGTTAAAGACCTAGACAACGAATACATAAAAGCAATGGGTGAAGAAAATGGCTGATCTTGGTACAGTAAGCATTCTTGTTGATGTCCGTGGTCAGCCCATCGTCAAAGACCTTGCTAAAGACCTTAACAACGTAGCTACTGCTGAAAAACAAGTCTCTGCGGCAACACAGAAAGTCATGGCAGACTTCAAGCGGATGCAAGCTATCACTGCTATGCTAAAGAAGACCACTGACGACACTTCTAATTCCTTCCAAAGATTTTCTGCTACAGAGTTGCAACAAGCCACTCAAAGAATGCGTGGGTTTGAATCGTCTTTGGCTAATACTCGTCGTGGCATGGGTCAGATGGGTATGGCTACACAGCAAGTGGGTTATCAGGTTGGTGACTTCTTGGTGCAAATCCAATCTGGGACTAGCGCCTTTGTAGCTTTCGGACAACAGGCCACACAGTTGGTAGGTATTCTCCCGGCTTTCTCTAAACAGTTGGGTATGTCCGTAGGCTCCTTGATCGGCATCAGTTCTGTTCTTGGTATTGCTATTCCTCTGGCTACAGCCTTTGGTGCTGCTTGGATGCGTACCAGTGAGGAAGTTAAAGAAGGGGCTGACAAGCAGAAGCAAGCCTATGACTCCGTTAAACAGTCTATCGAAAGCCTGCAACTTGCACGTCAAATGGCATCCTCTGGCGCACAAACGGAATCAGAACAGTCGGTTCTAAACACCCTTAATGCCGCCTTGGAAGAAAGAAAGCGCCTATTAGAAGAATCTCTTGCACTAGAGTATGCCAGTACAAATGAAGCCTCTCTACAAGAAGCGGCTGCAAGGGCGGAACTCTCAGAAAAACAACGGGCTAATAGGCTCGCTATTCTGGAAAATGAAGAACTTCTTAAGTCTCTCGGTTACGAGCGGGAACTTGAGATCGCAGCAAGACGCAGGGCAAACGAAAAGCGAAACGAGTACCGGGAAGCAGAAGCCCTTCGTATAGAAGAAGAAAAGGCTCTCGAACTTGCTCGTCGTAAGAAAGATGCTTTCCATGCTATGGCTGGGGAGATGGGTGCCGTTAGTTCTGCTATGTTCAATGCTAACGATGGTGCGGCCGGTATCCTAAGCAATCTTGTAGGCGCAACGAATGCTGCTATGGGGTTGAGGGATGCTCTTGGTCAGGTAGAATCTGCTGCCAGTTCTCGTGCCGCTCGTATCGTGTCTCTGACTGCACAGATCAATGCTGCTTCTAGGGGCGGGTCTGTAGGTGCGGCTCAGGCTCAGGCTGAAACTGCGACACAGTTAGCTAAAACTGGTGCTAGTCTCGACCAGATTGCCACTGCTGCTCAAAATGCAGGTGAACAGGCTAAGGAAATTGAGAAGCTAGAAGGTTCGCTCAAAGACTTGACTAAGACCTCTGGCGGTGCTGCTAAGGGTCTAAAAGAGGCGGAGAAAGCGGCAGAAGCCCTTCGTAAAGAACTTGAGTCTCCACTCGTTAATGCTGTAGGCTCTATCTCTAATGCCTTCGGTGATTTTGTAGCTAGAGGTCTTACCGACTTCAAAGGGTTCGTACAATCTATCCTTGGCTCCTTCAAGAACATGATTGCACAGATGATTGCTATGGCAGTCAAGAACCGTATCATGCTGTCCTTGGGTATTGGCGGTATCACCCCAACTATGGCTGCTGCTGGTCAGATTCCCGGTATTGGGACTGCTGGTGGTATGCTTGGTAGCTTTGGTGGTGGCGCTGGTATGGCGGGGCTTGCTGGTGGTACAGGTTTCCTTGGTGGCTTTGGTAATGTGGTTGGTGGCCTTGCTTCTGGTGGTCTTGCTGGTGCAGGGGGTGCTATTGGTGGGGCTTTGGGTAGTGGTAGTTTCGCAATGGCTGCTGGTGCTATTGCTGCCCCCCTTCTTGCTGTAGCTGCTGTCTTTAGCTTCTTCAAGAAGAAAACCAAGGAACTCGATAGCGGTCTTCGTATCACTGTCAGCAACATGGATGCTCTTGTAGAAACCTTCAAGACTGTTCAGACTACGCAATTCTTTGGTCTTTCTAAGAAAGTAACTACAACTGTAGAAGCGGCTAGTGCAGAAATCTCTGACCCTATCGTAAAGGCTGTCCAAGACATTCAAGGGCAAGTGCTTAAAGCTGCTGGTGTGTTTGGTATCGCTGAGAGTGCTTTCTCTGACTTCTTGTATAACCTTGAGGTCTCCCTTAAGGGCCTCACAGAAGAAGAGAAAATCCAGAAGGTCAACGAAGAACTGGTTAAGATGGGTGACTCTTTTGCTGCCCTGACTGGTCACTTCTCGACTATGAACGAACTTCTGGAAGCTGCCAATCAGCGTATGGAACTACAGAATCGTCTGGACACCCTCTTGGGTAATAATCAGGCTGTTCTCCTGCGTCAGCGTGAAGCTGAGATTGCTGCTACCCACGAACTGAATAGGCCACTGCTTACGGCTATCTTCACTCTTGAGGATGCTAAGAGTAAAGTAGATAGGGCTTTTACTGCTCTAAGAAACGCCATCGACAAGACTGTAGAGAGACTACAAGCTAAACTCTCTATAGCCAATGAGGCTGTGAACCGCAGTCGTGGTATCTTCCAACAGTTAGAAGGCTCTTTGAGCGGTCGTGTTCTGCGTGGCAGTGACTCTCAGTTCTCCATGCGTAGGCAAAGTGCTATCGGTTTCCTTCGTCGTGGGGATTTCTCTGATGAACGTAAACTTGAACAGGCCCTGAACACGGTTTCCGAACCCACAGAAAACTTGTACCAGTCTTTTGAGGAATATGCTAGAGACTTCTATCGGACTACAGATGTCCTTGAAGACGCCAAAAACATAGCACAAATCCAGTTGACTGCTGACGAAAAGCAAGTGGCACTGTTGGAAAAACAGATTGCTGATGCTCAGAATCAGTACGATTTGATGATGCAACAGTATAACAGGCTGGTAGGCATTGATGAAGGTGTCCTTGGCGTTAGAGAGGCTGTAATAGAGGTTCAAAAAGCTATTGCAACCCTTGGTAAAGCTATGGCTGCTGCTCAAGCTGCGGCTGCTGCTGGGGTTGCTGGTGGTGTTGCTGCTAATGTCATCAAAGCCAATACCGCTGGGCAAAAACTTATCGGTGAGTTTGGTGCGGCAGGGACTGCAATTCGTAAATCAGACGAAGCTGTTTTTGAGAAAATCGTCCTCAAAGGGGACAAACAACTGTTGGCTGCGGCTGCTGATCTTGGGATTAAAACCTCTGGTAAGACTGGCGCACAAATCCAACAGGAAATCTCCAACAAAGGGAACCTTGGTGTCGGTCTTGACAATAAGACCCGCGCTCAGAAGTTTGCTATGGGTGGTATGTTTGGTGGCGGTCTTCGTATCGTCGGTGAACAGGGTCCAGAACTTGAAGCTACTGGTCCTTCGCGTATCTTTAGCAATCGTCAGACTGCTGAAATGTTCCGTGATCCTGAACTTACTAACTCTGTCACTGAACTTAAAAATGAGGTCTCTCGGATGCGTTCTGAGCAACTTCAAATCCAATTGGAAATCTCTAAGAACACCAAACGGATTTACGATACAGAGCGTAAGTGGGACGTAGATGGTCTCCCTGCAACAAGGACATAAGATATGCAGATTATCAAGCCTATCACTGTTACTGACAGTATCTTGACTGCAAGTAATGTCCCTGAAAATGACTACGCTCAATGGTCTAGTGTCACTACCTACTCTGTTGGACAAAGGGTTATTGTTCTGTCTACCCACAAGATTTACGAAAGTCTTATCGGTAGTAATTTGAACAATAACCCCACCACTGACGATGGGACTAAGTGGCTTGACTTGGGTGCTACAAATCGGTGGAGAGCCTTTGACAAGAAGATCGGCAACAAGGTAGTACAACTGAACAGCATTCAGTACACTCTGAGTGACCCTGCCTCAAACATTACCTCTGTTGCCCTCTTCGGTCTTGTAGGTGTGTCTGCCAATGTGACTGTAGTTTCTGGTGCTACAACGGTCTTTAACCAGACGTACTCACTGACGGATAACAGAGACATTGTTGACTGGTATACTTATTTCTTTGAAGAACAAGTCCAGTTGGAAGAAGCCCTCTTCTTGAATATACCTCCCTACCTTGGTGCTAGTGTCACGATCACAATCACTGCCGCTACAGGAACCGATGCAAAAGTGGGGCAGATTGTTCTTGGCTTCTTGTCTTCTCTTGGTTTGACCAACTATGGCACTGCCGTAAGTATCGAAGACTTCTCTCGTAAAGAGACGGATGCCTTTGGTAACTTTGTAGTTGTTGAACGCGCCTTCTCTCAGTTGGCTGACTTTGATGTTCAGTTTGAAACTGCTGATACCCGTAGAATCCAACAAACTCTCGCTCAGTATCGGGCCACACCGATTGTCTACATTGGTAATCCTGATGCTTCTTATGCTACAATCATCTATGGTTTCTATCGTAGGTTCGATCTTACACTAGAGACTCCATCTCTATCCTTTGGTGCTATCGAAGTAGAAGGACTTACTTAATATGCCATATCCCCCGATTACTCCGCTTCCATCCCCTCCTTCCCGGCAAGACCCTGCAAACTTTGCAACTGAAGCGGATGCTTTCCTTGGGGCTTTGCCAGACTTTCAAAGTGACGTTAATGCTGCTGGCGCTTACATTGATGGTGTAGGTACTGCTGTAGATGCTGATGCTGCCTCTGCTGCTGCTAATGCTGTCATTGCTCAAGCTGCTGCTACAACCGCTGTCAATGCTGCTAACGCACAGGCTTGGGTTTCTGGAACTACTTACGCTGCTGGGGCTGTAGTCTATAGTCCGATTACCTACCAGACCTATCGTTGTATTCTTGCTACTTCTGGTACAGTTGATCCTTCTATCAATACAACTAACTGGGTTCAGCTTGGTGGTAGCGGGGGTCTTACGGAACAGACTGCTACTCTGACCACTACTTCTCAGACTGCTATCGCTACCTACGACATTACAGAATACCTTGCTATGGAACTTACTGTTGTAGCTTCCCGGTCTCCTAACCGCACTATCACTAAACTCCTTGTTGTTCACAATGGCACTACTGCTTCGGCCACACAATATGGTGAAGTAAACACAAGCACAACTCTGGCTACCTATGATGTAGATATTTCTGGTGGGAATGTTCGTCTGTTGGCTACATCCTCTTCTGCTACAAGCACAGACTTTACTGTCAAAGAGAACCTTTTCGCACCACTATAAACTATTAGAGAGACAAGGGGAGAGTGAACCATGTCCAACGATAAAGACTTTAAAGTTAAGAAGGGTGTAAAGCCTACCGTATATCA